ACGCTGCCGGACCGGCGAAGGCGTCGGGTGATTCGGGCAGCATGGAACAGCACAAGCTGACCGACCAGATCGCCGCCGACCGCCACCTGTGCTCGAAGGACGCCGCGAAGTCGAAGACTCGCGGCCTGCGGTTCAACAAGCTCGTGCCCCCGGGGTCGACGTAGTGTTTGCGTGGCTAAAAAACATCTCGCGATCGCGACTGGCGAAGGCTTCCCGTTCGGGGCGTTTTGGTCGGTTCGTTCGCGGCCGTTACGACGCGGCAGTGACGACGCATGACAACCGTCGTCACTGGGCCAATGCGGACGGTCTGTCGGCCAATGCGGCGAACAGTCCGGAAGTTCGCCGCGTGCTGCGAAACCGTTCCCGCTATGAGGTCGCCAACAACAGTTATGCCAAGGGCATTGTGCTGACGCTGGCGAACGACGTGATTGGCACGGGTCCACGGCTGCAACTGCTCACCGAAGACAGCGAAGCTAACCGCCGTATCGAACGGGAGTTCATGCGATGGTCGAAGGCAGTGGACCTGCCGGGGCGGCTTCGTACGCTGCGGATGGCTCTCGCCACGGACGGTGAGGCCTTCGCAGTCTTCATCAGCAACGACCGGCTGCCGACGGATATCAAGCTGGACCTGCGACTGATCGAAGCCGAGCAGGTAGCAACGCCCGAACTATCGCTCGCCAGCGACAACAGTGCTGATGGGATTGTGTTCGACCGGTCCGGCAATCCGGTTGAATACCACATCCTGCGGACACATCCCGGCGAGCCGCGCGGACTCGCGTCACGCGATTACGACCGCGTTCCTGCCGAGGCGGTTCTGCATCTGTTTCGTCCGGATCGGCCCGGTCAGCGTCGCGGCGTCCCTGAGATCACGCCGGCACTACCGCTGTTTGCGATGCTGCGGGACTACTCTCTGGCGACGCTGGATGCCGCCAAGGCGGCCGCGTACTTCGCGGGGATTCTTTACACGGACGCTCCGGCGAATGGGGAAGCGGAAGCTGTCGAACCGCTCGACACAATTGAACTCGATCGCAATCTGCTGCTGACGATGCCTGGCGGCTGGAAAATGAGCCAGCTCGAGGCCGAACAGCCCTCGGGAACTTACGGCGAGTTCAAACGCGAACTGCTGAACGAAATCAGTCGCTGTCTCAACATGCCGTACAACATCGCTGCGGCCAATTCGTCGGGCTACAACTACGCGTCCGGACGCCTCGACCATCAGACGTACTTCAAGTCGATCCGCGTTGATCAGAGCCGCCTCGAATCGGTCGTGCTCGATCCTCTGCTGGCCGCATGGTTTGACGAAGCCGTGCTCATCCCCGGGCTGCTGCCCGCCGGACTCGGACCAATTGCCGAATGGCCGCATCAATGGTTCTGGGACGGACACGAGCATGTCGATCCGGCCAAGGAAGCCAACGCTCAGGCCACGCGGCTGAAGTCGCATACGACCACGCTGGCCGACGAATTCGCACGACGCGGACTCGACTGGGAAACGCAGCTTCGCCAGCGGGCGAAGGAACTGACGCTGATGCGTGAACTGGGGCTGGCCGTTGAGGAAGGCCCGTCTGTCTCGATCACGGAGGATGAGAATGCCGACGACGATGAAGTCCCGGCCTGCGCCGCCTGACGCGTCGCAACCGACCACGCTGAGCTTCACGGCGCAGACCCGCATCGATGTCGAAGCGGCCGGCGACGGCGAAGCGCCCGCACTGCCGCGCTTCCGGATGGTCGCCTACACGGGCGCCCCGATGCGGATCTCGGGCTGGCGGCATCCGGTGATTCTCGACCTCGCCGGACTGGCGATTCCGTCGCAGTCTCGTCCGATTCGATTCGGGCACGACCCGCTCGCCGGTGTCGGGCACACAGACAGTATCCGTGTTGAGGAAGGTCAGCTTGTCGCGGCCGGTCTGGTGTCGCGTGACACGTCGGCGGCTCGCGAAGTCGTCACGAGTTCGAAGAACGGATTCCCGTGGCAGGCATCCGTCGGCGCGAGCGTTGATGAGTTTGAGTTCATTCGCGACGGCCAGAAGGTGACGGTCAACGGTCGCCAGCACAGCGGGCCGTTGAACGTGGTGCGTCGTTCGACGCTGGGCGAGATCAGCTTTGTGGACCTCGGCGCGGATGGAGCCACCAGTGCGGCCATCGCGGCCAGCGCCGAAACGTCGGAAGGAGACGACGAAGTGCCTGACAACAATGACGATCAGCAGACCACGCAAACGCCGGCCGCTCCCGTGAATGGAACGGTAACGGCTGCTTCTCTGGTGGATGACATCCGGGCTCAGGCGGCGACCGAAACCGAACGGATCGAATCCGTGCGCCGCATCTGCGACGGGCGACATCCAGACATCGAAGCGAAGGCGATCCGCAATGGATGGGACTCGCAGCGAACGGAGCTCGAAGTACTTCGAGCGGCGCGTCCTGCAGCTCCAGCCGTGCATGTGCCGGATTCGACCGTCACCGGATCCGTGCTTGAAGCGGCGTGTCTGCTGACCGCCGGTCTGTCGGAACCGGAAAAGCAGTTTCAGCCGCAGACGCTCGACGTGGCCGCGCGACGTTTCCGAGGCGGGATCGGGCTACAGGAACTGCTGCTCGAAGCGGCATGGGCCAACGGCTACACCGGTCGCAACTTCCGCGACAGCCGCTCCGTCCTGCGATTCGCCTTCGGGCACGATGTGCAGGCGACGTACTCGACGGTCGACGTCAGCGGCATCCTCTCGAATGTCGCCAACAAGTTTCTGCTCGACGGCTTCTTCAGCGTCGAACGGACCTGGCGAAACATCTGCGCCGTCCGCAACGTCAGCGATTTCAAGACCGTCACCAGCTACCGGCTGGTCGGAAAGGATCAGTACGAACTGGTTGCGCCGGGCGGGGAACTCAAGCACGGCACGCTCGGCGAAGAGACTTACTCAAACAAGGCCGACACGTACGGGCTCGTGCTGAGCATCGATCGCCGGGACATCATCAATGATGACCTTGGTGCAATTACGACCGTGCCACGCAAGCTTGGTCGCGGATCGGGCCTGAAGATCAACGACGTGTTCTGGACGACGTTCCTGGCGAACTCGACGTTCTTCAAGGCCGCCAACAACAACTACGTGACCGGAGCAGATACCGCTCTGACGATCGACGGTCTGACCAAGGCCGAAGTCACGTTCATGGATCAGGTCGACTCTGACGGTAAGCCTGTCGGAATGATGCCGGCACTGTTGCTGGTGCCCACGGCGCTGTCGGCCATCGGCTCGCAGCTCTTCAAGTCGCTGGAACTGCGCGACACGACGGCCAATGCCAAGTTCCCGGTCGCCAACCCGCATCAGGGCAAGTTCCGCGTCGAAGTCAGCCGCTACCTGGCGAACGCTCAGTACACGGGCAACTCGGCGAAGGCGTGGTATCTGCTCGCCGATCCCAACGATCTGCCGGTCATCGAGGTCGCGTTCCTGAACGGTCAGGAGTCGCCAACCATCGAAACCGCCGATGCCGACTTCAATCAGCTCGGCGTGCAGATGCGGGGTTATCACGACTTCGGCGTCGCTCTGCAGGACCACCGTGGCGGCGTGAAGAGCAAAGGAGAGTAACGCATGGCAACCGCAGTTTTTCAGCACGATGGCAATGCGATCGACCACACGCCGACGGCGGACGTGGCGGCAGGTGATGTCGTTGTGCAGGGTGATCTCATCGGCGTCGCGAAGACACCGATCCCGGCCAACACGCTGGGAGCACTCGCCGTCGTGGGCGTCTTCGACTTCCCGAAGGCCAACGGCGCCGGGACAGCGATCACGTCCGGCACCAGTCTGTTCTGGGATGAGATCGCGCAGCAGGCGACCAGTGATGACAACGCCGGAGCCAACAAGGCACTCGGCAAGTCCATCGCAGACGCCAGCGACGATGACACGACGGTCCGCGTGCGGATCAATCAATAAGCCGCCGTTGGCGGTTTGATCGGGCTGCCGCCCGGAACTGTGAACAACGCGGCCCCAGACACATCAGCCGGAAGGCAATGAGAGAGATCAATGGCCGACATCCTCGAACGAGGCTCGAACTGGCTGGAAGACCAGCGGGTCGCTCATGCGTCCCGGCCGGTTGAGTACCAGCGTGGTGAAAGCAACGTCGAGGTGCCGGCATCGATCGGGCGGACGGTGTTCGAGATCGACGACGGCGTTGGGATTCTCGAACGCACGGAGTCTCGGGACTTCCTTGTTCCGGCAGCGAGTCTGGTGCTGAACGACACGCTGGCCCTGCCGGAACGGGGAGACCGCATCCGGGAAACGATCGGGTCGGTCACGTTCACTTACGAAGTCATGGCTCCGGGCAAGGAGCCGCCGTGGCGGTACAGCGATGCGTTCCGCCGCACGTTGAGAATTCACACGAAGCTGACGGGTACGGAGACCACATAAACATGTCGATCATCAGTAACATCGCCGACGCCGTCGTTACCGGAATCAACGAAGCGGAACTCAGTCAGTCGGTCACCGCCAAGCGGACGTTTCTGCCGGTCTTCGATCTGGAAGACATGCAGGACCTGCACGTCACCGTCGTGCCGCGTGGCGTAACGACACTGCCCGGCGGGCGAGGTCACAACCAGCACGACTACGCGATCGACATCGCCGTGCAGAAGAAGCTTGACGCGGTCAGCAACGCGGAAGTCGACACGCTGCTGGGACTCGTCCAGGAACTGGCCGACCTGTTCCGGTTCAAGCGACTGACCGAGCCGCCGTACGCGGCGTGGCTGAAGACAGAGAACGTGCCGGTGTACTCGCCCGAACATCTGGAACAGCTCCGGCAGTTCACCAGCGTCATCACGATCACGTTTCGAATCATGAGGTAAGAGGCAGGGATGCTCGGTGTGCAGATTGGACCCGCAAAGAGTCTGTTCTTCGACCGGCCGGCGGTGAGGAATGCCGTCGACCGGGCGCAGCGGCGCGTGCTGTCCCGCTTCGGGGCGTACGTCCGACGCGGGGCGCGATCGAGCATTCGAAGGCGGAAGCGTCCGGCTCCGCCGGGCTCGCCTCCGTCGGATCACACAGGGCGACTGAAACGGAACATCTTCTTTGTTTACGAGCCGGTGAAGTCGAGCGTTGTCATCGGGCCGGCGAGGCTGAGCGGCAGCACAGACGCTCCGGAGACTCTGGAACACGGCGGCGTGGTCACACTGAAACGGCGTGGCCGACGCATCCGGAAACGATATCAGCCGCGTCCCTTCATGGGGCCGGCGTTCGATCGCGAGCGGCCGAAGCTGCCCGCGATGTGGCGGGATTCGGTGAGGTAACGCATGGCCTGCAGCAATGGACAGACAACGCCACCAAAGGTGGATGGTTCGGTTGGCCCGGAAGCGGCATTCAACGCCGACATCCCTGAATGGGGCATTCATAACAAACACGCCGTGCGTGCGCACGGCAACGGCTTCATCGTCGTGCCGAAGTGGTTCGTGTCGTTCATCAGCTTTCTGACGTCCGTCGTATTCGTCGGAGCGGTGCTGTGGGCGTGGTCCATCTCGAATGACGTAAGTGCGATCAAGGCGGAACTCAAAGCGACCAATGACATCCGCACGGCTGAACTGGACGCCGTGCGACGAAGACTGGACCGGCACGATGTTGTGCTGGATCGACTGGCGGAGCGGCTCAAGCCATGACGGCACCATTCATCAACACGGACGACTTTCAGCCGCTCGACCTGCTGGCGTGCTACGGCACAGACGCAGCGTCGAAGGCGATCTCGTGGGGTACAGGATCGTTGCTGGCTCCGTCGCGTCTGCGTCTGGGCCCGTCGCACGTCGCCGTGATCTGTGAGTACCACGGCTCACCGCTATGGGTCGAGTCGACGACTCTGTGCCGCCATGCGTGCGCGGTGCTGGGTTATCCGGTTTCGGGCTGTCAGGCTCATCTGCCGGAAGACCGGATCAATGACTACGTCGGCGCCGGCGGACATGTGGATGTCTATCGCCTGACTGCGGTCGATCAGTTGTCGCAGAGCGAATCGGAGCTGCTGACCCGCATCCTCGTGCGGCACTTTATTGGCAAGCAGGTCACGTACGACCTCGGCGGAGCCCTGCTTTCCGGGACGCGACTGTTCCGGCACACGCGACTGCTGCCGGGAGCCGACCTCAACGAACTGTTCTGCTCGGAGCTGGCGGCGAAGGTGCTGATGCGGCTGGGCCGGCTGAATCGGGACAACCCGACGAAGTACAGCCCCGCCACGCTGTTCCGGAAGCTCGTCCGTCAGGGCACGGTGCAGTTTGAGACGCGGTATGCACAGGAGGCTGCAGAGTGACTCGCAACATTCTTCTCACGGCAGCGCTCCTGCTCACCGCCTCGACCGCCGCTGCGGACGAGCGCGACGCGGTCGTTCGCATCGGCGGCTGCACCGGGTTCATCGTTGAAGGCAATCTGCTGCTGACGGCCAAGCACTGCCGGCATCCCGAGAGGATGCAGGTCAAGGTGCAGGGAAAGACAGCGTCAGCCCGACGAGCGTACGTCCATCGGGGCGAGGACGGGCCAGTCGTGTTCCGGCTCGACGGTGGCCCGTTCGAGAGTCTGCCCATCGCGAGCCGCAAACCTGAGATCGGTGACGCGGTCTACTCGCTGGGCTATCCCGGCGGGAACTGGTCGCGGAGTGAAGGCGAACTCGTTGGTGGCAACGGCGTCGATGTCAATTACACGAACCACCACATCGCGACGGGCAACAGCGGTGGCCCGCTACTCAATGCGAAGGGCGAGGTTGTCGGCATCGCGCTGCACACGGCGGCCGATCCCGGAGTCCACAGTTCCGGCTTTTCCGGCTGGCGGGTTACGACCGAAGCGATCCGGGCGGCTCAGGGCGAAACCGTCGCCACGCCGCGGCGTTACACGCGACGGCCGGTCGTGGTCGTGTTTTCGTCAGATCAATGCGAACCATGCCGGCAACTTGAAGCCGATGTCGCTGCCGGTCACTTCCGTGACTACCAGTTCCGCTTCGTGAAGTGGAACGAACGCGTCGGCGAATGGAGCGACCCGGAAGTCTTCAACGATTTCCACTCGACGTGCCGCCCGAAGGAGCGACTCGGATTCCCGACGATCTGGGTGAAGGACACCGACCAGTATCGCGTCGGCTACTCGGCCGCTCGGCGCGGTGGTCTGCTGGGCTGGCTCGCGAACGCCGTGAGGTCACTGGTCGAAGCAATCATCGGTCGTGAAGAGCCGCCCGCGTTTCCAACACCGGGAGCGACTCCCGCTCCGGCTGACCCAGCACCGGTACCCGAGCTGCCGGCCGAGGAACCAGCACCCGATACCGCGCTGCTGCGACTGGCCCGCGACCTGGCGTCGCTGCGTGATCAGATCGGTGAGACTCGCAGCGACTTCGACGAATTCCGCGAGTCCGGAGTCGTCGGAAAGATCAGAGCGATCGCCCGGCTGCGTGAGGACAAGGACGATGCACTCGAAGCGGTCAGCGCCGTGCGGGAGGACGTGCAGGCGGTCCGCGACGACTTCCGGGAACGACCCCTGCAGTTTCTGTGGGGCCTGTTCGGAGCGATCACCGGCCTCCTGCATCGGAGGTTTGCTCACTGATGGGAACGATCGCAGGAATCATCGCAACGGCGGCACTGTCGCATCTGGGTGGGGCGTCACTCGGTGGCGTGCTCGCAAAGTTCGGCGTGCTGGGCTTCGGGAAAAAGCTCTCGATCGCCCGGCATGTGCTGAAGGTTGGCAAGGCGCTGCGTGATCGACTCGATCGCGACAGCAATGAAGAGGCCCGCGAGGACCTCAACACGTGGCTGAAGAAACACGATCCGAACAACGAGTCCGGCTTCGGGAACGGCATCTCCTGACTGGACTGGAGCCCTCATGAAACTCGGCATGGAAGCAAAGCTGTACCGCAACACCGGATCGTTTGCGGCTCCGACGTGGGTCGAGATGACCAACGTCAAAGACCTGACGCTGAACCTTGAAGCGGCCGAGGCCGACGTCACGACGCGCGGCAACGCTGGCTGGCGGGCGACGATCGCGGCGCTGAAGGACGGCTCGATCGAATTTGAGATGGTGTGGGACCCGGCCGACGCCGGCTTCACCGCGATTCAGGACGCGTACTTCAACAACACGACCGTCGAGTTCGCGGTCATGGACGGCGACGTCACGTCGACGGGGACGCAGGGACTGCGGGCCACGATGTCCATCACCAAGCTGACTCGAAGCGAGCCGCTCGAGCAGGCCATCACGGTCAGCGTCACGGCGAAGCCGACGTACTCCGACAACGCGCCGGAATGGATGACCGTGCCGTGATGAAGCGGGCGGTGAGGGCTGGGTGGCAAAGGACCTTCAGGGGATTCAGGGATGAAGACGTTTCAGGACAACGCGGACCGGCAATGGACGGTGACGATCAACGTCGATGCGGTTCGTCGCGTGCGATCGCTGATCGGCGTCAATCTCCCCGACGTTCTCGACGACGGCTGCAAGCTTCTCGCGCAACTGCACGACGACCCGGTGCTGCTGGTCGATGTCCTGTACTGCGTCTGCAAACCGGAAGCCGACGCGAAAGAGATCACCGACGAGGACTTTGGTCGGGCGATGGCGGGCGACGCCATCGGTCATGCGACAGCCGCACTGCTGGCGGAACTATCGGATTTTTTCCCGAACGCCCGGCAGCGGGCGGCGATGCAGGAACTGATCCGGAAGACGAACACGGTCGCGGACGGACTGCTGGAGAAGGCCGAGTCCGCGATCCGTCAACTGGATCCTTCTTCAGTCGTGGAAAGCGTGCTGAACCAGAGGGCGGCCTCAACGACACACTCGAGCGGCAGCTCGGACAAAACGGCCGTGCCGTCGTCGGTGGTCGAGACGTTGACCGCTTCATCAGCGAACTCGCCGGAGTCCTCGGCCTCGATCCCGGACGGATGACGCTGCGGGAACTGATCCGCATGGCCGAAGCCCGCATCCGGCAGGAGTGGAATCACACGTCCGCCGTACTGGCGATGCTGGCCAACTGCCATCGCGACCCGAAGAAGAGCCGGACGTTCCGGCCGGCCGACTTTCATCCACTCACCCGTGACACCGCCCGACGCGGTGAACTGCCCAAGGCCAGCATCATGCTGCTGAAGACGATCTTCGTGGACCAGCAACGCCGCCCCGACGCGGCTCCGGAGGACTGACATGGCCAGTGCCTCCGGAATCCGCGCAGGTCGTGCCTTCGTGGAACTGTTCGCAGACGACTCGAAACTTGTCCGTGGCCTGAACGCCGCGCGGAAGAGGCTGCAGGCATTTGGTGCGTCGGCCCGAGCCATCGGCACGAAACTGCTGACTGCCGGATCGCTCGTCGCCGCTCCGCTGTCGTTTGCCGTGAAGGCCGGCAGCGACATGGAAGAGACGATGAACAAGTTCAACGTGGTCTTCGGTGACAATGCGCCGGCGGTCAAGAACTGGAGCGATCAGTTCGCCGGCCAGATGGGACGTTCGAAGAAGCAGGTCGCCGACTTCCTCGCAGGGACGCAGGACCTGCTGGTCCCGATCGGTTTCGACGATGCCAGTGCCACGGCGATGAGTCAGCAGTTGACCGGTCTAGCGATCGATCTCGCTTCATTCAACAACATGACCGACTCCGATGTGCTGCGTGATCTGCACGCCGCGCTGACGGGATCGAGCGAGGTCATGAAGAAGTACGGCGTGATCGTCAACGAGACGGCTGTGAAGCAGGAGATGCTCAATCAGGGCATCGATCCTCGTCACGCGACTGAGCAGCAGAAGGTGATGTCGCGGCTGGGCATCATCATGCGTGGCACGACAGCCGCGCAGGGCGACGCCGAACGCTCGGCCGGTTCGTTCGCGAATCAGATGAAGGCGCTGCAGGCGAAGGTCGAGGACGCGGCGGTTGAGATCGGCTCCGCTCTGCTGCCGGTTGTGACTCCGCTGGTCACGGCACTGGCCGATGCCGTGAAAATGGTCAGCGCGTGGATCAAAGAGAACCGTGGGCTGGTCGTTGTGCTGGCAAAGGTCGCTGCGGCAGTGGTCGCTGCCGGGCTGGCGTTCGTGCTGATCGGCTCAGTGGTCTCGGGCTTCGGCGCGACGCTGGGAGCACTGGCGTCCGTACTCACCGGCATCGGCAGCGCGTTCAGCCTCGTGGGCTCGGCGATCGCTGCGCTGATGTCACCGATCGGACTGGTGATCGCCGGTGTCGGAGCACTCGCGGCTTACCTTATCACCTCGACGGATGCCGGCGGTCAGGCACTGGCGTGGCTGGGCGACCGGTTCGCCGTTCTGAAAGACGAAGCACTGGCTGCATGGCAGGGAATCAGCGACGCACTCGCCGCTGGCGATATCGGGCTGGCCGCACGCATTCTCTGGCTGTCACTCAAGCTGCAATGGCAGAAGGGTGTCGATGCTCTCAACCGCATCTGGGCGACCGTCAAGAGCACGTTTCTGACGACATGGACGGAAGCGGTTTTCAGCACGGCTGCGATCGCGACTGAAGGCTGGGCCGGGTTGCAGTCGGCGTGGACGGAGACGATCGACTTTCTGGCCGACGCGTGGGCGATCTTCACGACGGGTTTGACAAAGACGTGGAACACGGCCGTTGGCTTCATTCGTACGGCGTGGGTCAAACTGAAGTCACTGTTCGACGACGACGTGGATGTCGACGCCGAGGTCGCTCGCATCACGGAAGAAACAACTTCGGCGAATGCATCCGAAGACCGTTCGCGCGACGAACGCATCTTCCAGCGTGAGCAGCAGCGTCGAGAGCGGCTGAGCGAAATCGAACGACAGCGATCCGGCACGCTCGACGAACTCGAACAGGAACGCGTCGCTGAACAGGATCGGCACTCCGAGCAGTTCCGCTCCGAAGTGCGGCAGTCGGAAGACGCTCTCACGCAGGCTCGTCGTGAATGGCAGCAGGCCATCGAACAGGCGGCCGAAGCCCGTCGCCAGTCGGAATCGGAAACACCCGACGGCCCGGGCCGGGCTCAGTCGCCCGGCGATCTGATCCAGCAACTGCAGCAGCAGCTCAACGGGGCTGGCGAGCAACTACAGGAGACGCAGGAACGCATCAGCGTCACTGGAACTTTCAACGCCGCCGCCGTGCGTGGTCTCGGTGGCGGTTCGCCCGAGGAACGCACGGCCAAAGCCACTGAGGAAACCGCGAAGAACACCCGCCGCATTCTGGATGAAGCCCGGCAGAGCGGGCTCGTGTTTGGTTGAGGAACGATGAGGACACCGGTCACCCGAAATGCCTGTCACGGTTCACGAGAAATGGGACAGCCGCGAAACGACGATCAGCGAAGACTCGACCGTCGATCTGCGGTTCGTGATCCGCGGCACGGACGACGACGCGGCCGCCAACACGGCGCTGCTCGCGGCGTCGCCCGTGCTGTACGGCGGGCTTGTGCGCCAGAGTCTCCATACCGAGCGGATCGCCGAGTACGAGTGGGATGGCTCCGTTCGTTACGGACGACTCGAACCGCCGCAGACGGGCGACAGTTCCTTCTCGTTCGATACCGGCGGTGGCACACAGCACATCACGCAGTCACTGGCAACGGTCGGTGCATATTCCGCCGATGGGCCACCGCCCGACTTTCGCGGTGCGGTCGGAGTCACTCGCGACAGTGTCGACGGCGTGGACATCACCGTCCCGGTCTACAACTTCACCGAGACGCATTACGTCGCCACCGGCCTGGTGACTACCGCTTACAAGGCGGCCCTCTTCTATCTCACCGGTCAGGTCAACAACGCGACGTTTCGCGGATTCGCTCCCGGCGAAGTGTTGTTCCTCGGCGCGTCGGGCTCCAAACGCGGCCCCGACGACTGGGAGATCACGTACCGCTTCGCCGCCAGTCCCAACGTGGCGGGCTTGGCCGTGGGCGACATGACGGGCATCGCCAAACGCGGCTGGGAGTACCTGTGGGTGCGGTATGAGGACGTTGAGGACACGACGGCGATGGCTCTCGTGAAGCGGCCCGTCGCGGTCTACGTCGAGCAGGTTTATCCGTATGGCAACTTCGCAGGACTTGGCATTGGAGCGTGACGTGTGGGAGATGCCTTCCGAAAAGTCCGGACCGGCGACGCCCTGCAGATTCCGGCCGAGACGTTCAACACGTTCATTGATGCCGCCCGCGATTTCAAAACGCGGCAGCGGTCGCTGGCCCGCGACGTTGCGTCGGACTTCTCGCAGACGGGCATCGTCCCGGTCCGCAACGACTCGGGCGAAGACCGCTACCGCTTCGA